GCGTTATTCTACGATACATCGCTGATATGGACTCGCATGATATACCGTTAAGGTATACATCTCTCTTATCCTCCTCATCACACACACCATTTACCTACCGACCGATAGTGTATCAGTCGCGTATTGAGTAACTAACAGATCGTTAGCGTTCTCTGCTTCCCGAGATCGGGAACCCGTTCGCTTTCCCCTCATCCTTATAGGACGAGGGTGTTATATTGACCGACTTTGGACACATTGGACACCCATGTGGCGTTATTTCCAATGTCAAAGGAGAAGATCTGGCCAGGAGCAAATGCCAGCTCAGCTGAGTATAGATACGTGTTACCTACAAGAAATGTAGCGGGACTCTGTATCGTACAGGTTGAAGCAGCTGTTGTAACAACGGCAGGCACAGTGTTGCTTCCCGTACAAGTTATCAAACAATTGTACGGAGCAGTGGCTGTTAAGGTCGTTGGACCTGCGGCTATTAACCCAGCGGTAGTAAGGGGGGCGTTTGAGCCCGAGGCAATAGTATTGCTTGCATTGTTAGTGATCTTGGCAGAGCGCGCAAGACCTACAGCAATATTCCCCAATTGAGGGGTTGTGAACCTTACTCTGTATTTAACATAGAGCTCACCAACATTAGCGGTGTCAGCTTGACCTTGGGTAGCTATGAAAAAGTTACCAGTGTCATATAATTTAATGTCCTGATTCGCGGCCAGAGAGCCAGTCCGAACATAGTAGGAAGACCTCTTGTGAAGATCTCTCGGAGGAGAGATGTTGGCAAAAGAGTTCCAAGCTGCGGAACGGACGAAGCCCTCGTAAGAGGCCATTTGCACCTTAGATAAGGGCGCATCATCGGAGGCATCATAGTCTATCGCCGCCATAACCGTACCAGTGTACGTGGTATTAGAGGCATCCTCGAAATCAAATTCCAAGGCTTCAAAGATATAACTCTCAAAATTGGGAGCTATATTGGAAAGCCACGGAAAAGATTCGGGCAAACCCGGATTGACAGCAATCTGGTTAGTCGTAAAGAGAACAGAACCAGGGATATCCCTGATAAATTCACGATGCGACATAACTGCAGACTTACCGTCAGCGGAGTATTGTAGAGTTGGTGCCATAGTTCGGATGACTTTCGTCTTAGCGACGGGAGCATTAAATGTACGGCTGATACCGGAGAGATTTCTCCCACCTCCACCAAGGAACTTGTCTGAAAGACGAGCCCGTTTGGCTTTGATGAGTTTCTTCTTCTTCTTGGGTTTCTGAGATTGAGCTTGAGATTTGGCATCATAGAGAGCCATATCGAGGGTTTTGTTTACGAGATTGTTGAGGTTGTTCATGTATTGGATCCATCTGAACATGATGGACTGTACATCTAAACATAGGAGATTGCTCTCCCCCATCCGTGCAGTCTCTCGGCATTTAACAAATTATCCAGAGTATAACCTCTTCTCACGAAGACGGGACTCATCTGGTACCTAATTTGTACTTAGCACGGAACTATTAAGTGATTCAAAGGGATCACACCGTTTTGGACAGTCTAAGTGTTTAGACCCAATGGCTAAGTTTAACGTCTTTCCAGGACCACCTCTATTTATTGAAAGTAGGAACGGATGTCTTTATACGACCATCCGTCAACTCCTCGAGGATCTTTTTCTTCTTTAAAAGTCGTCTGAGAGCTTAATAACCCTTTCGGGAACTCTTTGACTCTGACGACCACTTCGGAGGGAAGTTCATCGTCATCTGTAGGCATGAAGCTTACTGTAAATTGTTTCTTCCCCATAGAAGGGGCTTCAGAACATCCTTTAAAAGGTACATAACGATAGAAACCAGTCCGACAGAAATGTCTGACCGTTTTCAAGGATATCGGGAAGAGAGGGACACGAGGTTGTTCAACTTCGTCACCTCCGTCTTTAGGTGTCCAAGGACAGTTATCTTCTAACTCGATCTTTTCTTCGAGTGGATAACCAGGAAGAGGAAGCTGAGAGGTATACAGACACTCAGGAAGGTCTCTAATGAGACCGTGAGCGACGTATATCTCCTGCTTACTCAATCGGAACTTAAAGCCGGACGGGGCACTTACACCCATTCCTCCTAATGCTAAGGGGATGAACAGATTCCTATGAAATACCTTCCCTTGACGGGTTAGTATCTTACATTCCTCTGCAATTTTCTCCTTCTGCACCATAAGTACTTTTTTCAAAAGATCAATCTGTCTACCAGGTCTTGAACCCGATAATAGACAGTTAATATTTACAACGATTCCGTCACCTTTTGACGAATTATCATGTGCTTGGGCAAACGATTGTTCACCATGTTCACCTTGAACTTTGTGCTGACCGAAAAACAGGCCAGTATTCAAATATCCAATCTGTGTGACTCTTAGTGCCGATCTCTCGGCGTTCACATGGAGAGGACAATGAAAACTGGTCGAATTAATATTCAAATATTCCCGATGTTGATAAGCTTTTCCTACCGACATCTCGAGACCCACGTTTCTCCCTATACGAACATGATCGTTCCATAGGGACTCATTAGCGGAATAAATCATATCGTCACCATTAATCAAAACATGGTCGATACGCTCTTGGTCGGACCATTCTTTATGGTTACGTTGAGTCGCTAATAGATAAACGCCAAGGTTGGCGAGACAGAGTATAGGAAAAGAAAGAATGGAACCCATTAGTTGCCCATTGGTCATCACACCTTTAAAAACCCTACCTAATTTGGTTGGGTAATATAAGTTATGAGGACCTAGGACATCTAATGCCTCCTTCTGTTCTTTTTCAGGGAGCAGGCCTATCAAGTATCGA